TCAATCTGTGGGTCACTCAACGGTGCGTTACCACCACTTAATCCGATGATGTCAGGGTCAGCTAAAATGGAATCTGTCACTGCTTTAGCAGCCGTTGCCGTAGTTACCGCTTCCGTCGCACTTCCCGAAGCCACAGCACCAAGTGTATTGTATTGAGCGATTAATGGACTCGGTCTAACAACACGAGGTCTTCTGTACGGTCTAGCCATGTCTTAGCACTTCCACCTACGCAAAGCTAAAGCCTTACGGGTTGGACGACCTTTACTATCTTTCATCGGTCCTTTGACACCAGACATCCTAGCACAGAAGGAACGCTTACGTGGACCGCCGCCGGGCTGAGGAGCTTTAAGTTTAGAACCTGTAGCTCTGTTATACTTAGCTCTTCCCTTTGCAGTGAGTCCACCCTTCTTGCTTTTCTCACCTCTGCCTATCGACAGTGATACGCCTTTACGCTTTTTTGCCACGGCCCTTCAGAGTAACACCACGACGTTTCAACGCTACGATGTCCGCTTGTGTTATCTTCTTTTTATCGCCAGCAACAGCAGCTAAGCGTTTTTGTTTTAAGCTGTATTGTGAGTACGGCATTACTACTTCTTCTTAAACCCACGCTTCATATTAGCGTAAGCTTTTGGTGTAATCGTTGACTTCTTTTTACTACGACTGATGCCGAGTTTCTTTCTTCTATTAATGTTTGCGTATAATCCTTGTTTCATCTCTGTACTAATAACTCCATCATACGATCTAATTTATTGTGAACTTCTTTAAGTGCTTCTTCTACCTTTGCGATCCGTGCTTCAACAGCTCTATCTCTTTCCCGCTGTGCAGCTAACTCCACCTCTATCTTTGTAAGTCGTTTATCACCGAGATCAAGACGTTCAATAACACGTTTGATAATCCACCCGATAACGCCAAGAGCGACAACAAGAGCGGTGTTAAGAAAGCCAGAGATGGATTCGATCATCGTTATCCGATAGCTACTGTTTTAATGTGTGTATGGGTCGTTCCCCAGTTTCCGCTTTGCCAGTCTCCGTTGTTATCTAAATATAACCAACCTTGCTCTGCTAATTGCACCGTTAATTGAGTTGTTGATACATTAAGTATTTGACCACCTCCTTCAGAGTTAACTGAACCTGTCCACCTAAGAGTTAAATTAACTTCTCTTTGATTAGAACCCGATGAGTCTGTAGCCATCCATAAGGTAACATTTATATCTTTAGTTCCTAAGTTATGTGTGAAAGTATAAGTACCCCCGTTAGCTAGTCCTGTAGTGTTGTTAAACCATCCGCTTGAGTACTTAGAAACCGCACTACTACCATTACTTGCAGCTGTAATTCGACCTTGAGCATCTACTGTTAAATTAGTGTTTGTGTAAGAACCAGCAGTAACAGCAGTGTCAGCTAACTGATCTGGACCTACACCATCATTTGCAATACTAAGTGTACCACTTGTAGTAATAGGTCCGCCTGTCAACCCTGTACCACTGCCTACTGAAGTGACTGTACCGCTACCACCTGCTTCACTAAGTTTTGCTAAACGAATACCACCAGCAGTTGTCCCGTCGTGTACTCTAAGAGTGTCGTTTGTTGTATCTACTGTTACTTCACCTTCAGCTCCAGTAAAGCTACTGTGCTCGGTGTCTGTACCTCTTCTAAGTTGTACTGATATATTTGGCATGATGGTCTTATACGATTGATCCGAAGTCTAGCGTAAGTGCAAGCTTTGCGGAAGTTACAGCCTCATCGGCTAATTGCGTGGTATCTACTCCACCGTTTGCGATACTTAATGTAGCGTCTCCAGAAGTAGCTCCTCCACTCAATCCGGTGCTGGCGATAACAGCAGTGATGTCTCCGCTTCCTCCGCTAACAAGTGTACCACCTGCGGTCGATCCGTCGTGTACATAAAGTTTCTTTTGATCTGTTGTGTAGATTAACTCTCCAGCTGCTCCAGTAAAGCTACTGTTTTGAGAGTCTGTTCCCCTGCGAATTTGTACTGCAATACTCATAATGTTTATACTATTTGTCCGTAAGAATAAGAAGCCGATACAGGATCAGCGGCTACACTCCCCCAATCATACTCCGTTGGAATGTCTGTTGCTACTTTATACCCCCGTTCAATAACAAGGATTTCTGAAAGATTAGGTGGTGGTGTATCGAACTGTATCTCATCTGCTCCACCTGCTATTGTGTAGTCGTCTGGGTCTTGTACAGCACCGTTAATAGATACCAATACAGCAGAAGAAGCTACACCGTTTGTAGTAAATGAAAGAGAGAATGTATCAGTCGTACCGTCCCCTGTGAATTTATTAAAGTCTGGAGTAAGCCCAACACCCGTAGCAATAGCAGAAGCAATACCGTCTACATAAGCTTTCGTCGTAGCGTCTGCTAAAGCAGTAGGAGTACCTACATTTGTAATACGTTTACCTTTAGCATCCCACTGTGTACCGCCTTGTTCTTTCTGTAACGACGCATCATTTAACTCACTGATCTCTTCAGCAAGATAACGATTGTGTAGGTACGCTCTGTCTAACTCCGATTCCGTTAATACAGAACCATTTACAAAGTCTACAAGGTTATCACCGGGTTGGCTCTTTCTGCGTACTCGAACGATTTGTCCAGCTGTTGCTCCAACATTTAACCGTACCTTTGTATCGCCATTACTTTCAACGATGATTGAATAAGCAGATGCAAGTTGAACAACACCGTTAATCTCGACTGTTACGTGTTCGTCTTCTAAGTAATCAAAAGTAAAAGCAAAGTCCGTCTGTCCGGCTGTCGCTGTATAATCTTGGAAAGTGTTAGCCATGATGTTAAGTGTATATTATTAATTATTGAGTGAGAAGAGCAAGTCCTTAGTCAGTTTGAGAAGATTTCTAATATAGATATAGGTCGCCCTGTTTCGTCTGCTTTCAATTCTAGGTTCTCCATTATTTCAAACATGGGTACATCTTCTTTATTTATGAAGTCATCTAAAACTGTAGGGTCTTCAAGCATATCCTTCTGTGTTTGTTTATAAAATTTCTGAAGCAAACTATCTAATTCCCTTAAACCTTCATTAACAAGAACATCAGGATTAGTCTCACTAGCTACAAAACCTTTATCGAATTTCTTATTCCAACGATTGCTGTATATTAAATCATACACAGCGTCTTCTAAGTATTGTTTTCTACCTTTTATTCTTACTTGAGTTTCCCTAAGTCTGCGATCAAATGCGTAAGATAACGTCATACCGTCAGAGTTCCTGAATTCAGTCATACGTATTCCGGGGTAAAGAGTAGCTGGCTTACGTCTTATATTACCGTGCGTATCTGTTGCTATTATTTTTTCAAAATCTGAACGCTGCTTCTTTCTTCTAGGTGCTTGTCTAATGATAGCTTCAGTAACCATTGTTTTATTAGAAACTAAATCGTTACCCAACAAATCAGTCTTCTTATTAATAGGCATTATACCTAAAACAGAGTACATGACTCTATCGTAATATCGACCACCTCGTAAATCTGCTATGGCTGCGTCGCCATTCGCCTCGTAAGCTTGCACAATTTTTCTAGCTTGAGCAGGTACAGGAACATAACTAGCAACTAATCGAGTGAATGCACCAGTAAGTACTTCTCCTTCTCCTCCTACAATCTCCTCAAAGTTCTTAACACCTTCTGCTAGAGGCATCGCTTTAGATAATTGGATGAGTGATTGCTTTAATACAGACCATCTATTTTGGTCCTTAGTTAATATCTTAATACCTTCACGCTCTTCAATTTCTTTAACACGCTCAAACGCAGCCCAGTCAGCCATGAAAGCTAGAGGGAATGACCAAGGTAAAGCAGCAGAGTAGTCACTACCAAATGCTTTAAAAGATTCCATTCCGGTCTTCTTCCTCTGGTCGTCTGTCATCCAAGCTAAAGAACCCGTAACATTACCGCTGGTAGCACCTAGGTAACCAATCGCACCTATAGACATAGCTATTAAAGCATCAGTCAATAGTTCGTTATTATACTTAGCTCTACGTACAAAAGCTGTTTTAAGTCTGTCATCTAGTAAGTTAAACTCTTCTTGGAAACTTGCTTTAGCAGCGTCATCTAAATCTGGTTTAGTTAACTGCTTTCTAACAACATCCATCTCTAGTTCTATATTCCGTATAATCTTGTTATATGGATTGGATGTTTCACCGATTCTTTTAGGTAGTTCAAAAGGGGACGCTTCAAGTAAACCTAATGAACGCTTTGCAGGTGCTGCTACTAATCTAGCTCCTCTGTATACAGCTCTGATAGGCACACCGATATAAGGCAAGAAAGCATTGATACCGAAACCTAACAAACCATCATCATTACTTAAATCTTTTAGATTGTTAATGAGTTTCTCTGCTGAGTTAACATATACATCTTGCAAATCGTCAGTATTACTAGCGAACAACAACTCTTCACGGACTTGGTTTACTTCATCCATGAACTCGTGTGTATCATTTAATACCTCTAGTCCGTCACTGTCCACCCAAGCTGAGTTGTATAATTCTTCAGCTTTTTGTTTTTGTTTAGCGGGGTCGTTAGGAAATTCTAACAAAGCTTTCTTATTAGACTCAGCATATATCCTAGACTTCACTATCTGTCTTTTAAACACATCGTCTACTGTTTGTATACCCCGCACACCTAGAGATAATATCTGATGATACTTACCCATTATAACAAAATCACCTAAAGACTTAGCTACATTATCAACAGCTTCCGCTCTTCTCTTTGCATCTCTAGCTGCTTTAGCTATTAAGGCGTGTTCACCTCTAGGTAGACCTACCGTACTTATTTCATCAGCTAGTTTACCTGCTCGTCTATCGGTGGCACTTAGGTTCTCCGCAAACGTGCGTCTCATTGACTCACCTAATCCGTTTAGATCAGTTAACATTTTAAACGCACTAGCCGCTTCAATGTGAGCCATCTTGTTAGCAATCGGTACACCTTTATCTAAATTAGATAACCAAGTAGCAGGTACTCTAAAGAACTGTTTAAACCCAGCACCAATACCCGTAGGAATACCTGCGAAAACAGAAGGAAGCTGGTCAATCAAAGCCATCTGTCTAGCTTGCTTAACTCCTCTTATGAACTTAGTACCTTTAGTAGCTACATCCGCTTCCAGAGCTGCGAAGAAAGCTTGTTCCATATCTGCGTACAGCCTAGCGTTTTGCTTTTCTTTAGCTTCTTGTACCACAGCTCTATCTAAGTCAGCTAACTTCTGCTTCATCCTCTTCTTAGAGTCAGTAATCTTTTTCTGAAGTTCTTTAACTTTGCTAGGTTTAGTTGGCCCTTTTGGTTTTGGTGCTACTTCGGCCCTAAGCTCAGATATAACACCTCTAGCTTCTATGTCAGCAACTCTAGCTAGATTAGCTTCTAATTGCTCTATCTTAGCTACTTCAGCTTCTACTTCTTTGTAGTACTTAATCCTATCTTCTAAATCTTTTTGCTTAGGGTCTTTTGGTTTTTTCTTTTTAACTTTAGCAGCTGCTTCTTCTAATGCTATATCATCACCAAACCTAGCTCTTAGTTCGTCTAGTTCTTTCTGTAGTTTTGTTAGCTTAGTTTGTACAGCTTTCTTTAAATTCGCTGCTTTCTGCTCCTCCGTTATTTCTTTCTTCTTACGGGCTTTAGCTCTTCTTGTTACTTTTTCGTCTATCGCTTTACCAGCTTCTTTTATGCGTGGTTTTATTTTAACAAAGTCATCGAACAAGCTTTTTATGTCAGCATCTTCAGATATTAATGTGCGACCCAACTTAGCTTCTAAGCTTACTTCTAATTTAGCTAAGGCTGCATCCTCTAATCTGGAACGATAACTATACTTAGATAACCACCTATACTTATCAGAATCACGACGAGCTGCTTGTAGTGTTCTACCTCCGGTTGTCTCTGCTATATCTTTTACTTCAGTGTTTAGCTTACGAAAGAACTGTACCTCAGATAACATAGCTTCGATAGTATCTGTATCGTCTGCGTTCTTAGCTAGTTTCCTTGTTAAATCATTTAGGTTTCTGTAGGTACGATTGTAAACTTTCTTAGCCTCTCTCTCAATCAATGGTAGCTCAGTAGTTACATTATCTTTATTTATCTTAGATACCCTATCACGTAGTACATCAAAAGCATCTTCTCTTTCGTCGTCTACCACACGCGGTAACTGTTCTATTTCAGGCTCTTCAACTTCTGGTTTCTCTTTATCAACAACTGTTGGTTCTTCTTCGACTTCCTCTTTCTTAATTAGAGGCTCGTCTATATCTTCTACTTCTTTGGGATTTGTTTCCTGTTTAGATAAAGCTTCGTCTGCTGTTTTGATCTCGTTAAGAGAATCGTCAATTAGTTCCTTACTTTGTTCTAAGGTAGCTATTTCTTTCTTAATCTTAAATTGACTACCACGACCTTCACCTTCTTTCAGTCTTTCTTTTAAATCGTCTATATCCTTGTCTAATCTAGATTTAGCATTCTCAGCAGCTTCAGCGGCTTTACCACGCCCCCATTTACCAGTCCTAGACCACACCGAAAATAAACTATTAAAAGTACCACCAGCTAAACTAGAAAACAAATAGTCATACTCATCTCGGTCTTTACCGTTTAACTGTGCCTCAATCTCTTGTCTCATGGCAGACTCCGCTAGGCCTAAAGCAGCACCACTAACAAAAGTTTTAGTACCGTTGACAAGCATCTCTCGGCCTTTCCAAGCATTAGCAGCTCCAACACCGGGTCCTAATCTAAAAAACTTATCAGCTGCTTTAGTAACAAGACCAACACCGAACACAGAGGCTGCAATCATTTCCCCTCCTGATACCTTGTCTTGTAGTCCGTAAGCTTGTCTTATCTTCTGTCCTATGAAATTAGAAGTAGCCCATATAGCAGCCTCAGATGCAGCAAGTCCTACAACACCTCCTATAGTAGTGGTTGGTTCTGGTGTTAGTATACCTACAGTCGATATACGCTTTGCGTTATTTAACCACTGTAAGTACTTCTGCGATCTATGTAGCTTGTGGGTAAGTGCTAAACCTACGCCTAACTCAGCACTAACACCTAATGCAGTTCCTGTTATATGTTGTCCTGTACTTAGTTCTTGCTCCGCTATCTGTCTCGCTTCAAGTACTTCAGGTGATATAGCTGGTGTTACTACCTCAGTTTCTTGTATAGGTTCCGGTCTAGTTGTCTTTTCTACTTGAGCATCTAAAGACTCACGTTGTTCTACGCTTAGCGATCCCCTTAACCGTTCTTTCCACCTTTTATATTCTTCTTCAGTCATTTAGAAATCCTGATTGGCTGGCATCGAACTTCAACATAGTTTCGTTATCGTATATACCAAAAGCTTGAAACTCATCTCTTATCGCTTTTTCTTCAGCTGTTAAAGGTTGGTTAGTTATATCTTTCTGTAATACAGGAGACCAGCGTCCTATCAAGTTCCTAAACTCTTGGTCATCACCAAACAGCTTAACATCCATGTAATCCATTTTCGCTTCTTCTAAAATCTTAGCTGACTCAGCACTGTAACCTTCAAAGCCGTATCTAAACAAAGATAGTTTTAAATCATTCGTGTCTCTGTTTTTTATCATCAGTTGACGATCTTCATTAATTAACCCACGATCTATCTTTCCTGTTGTGTATGTTATCTTACCTCTCCTTGTTCGGGCCTTTCTAGTTTTACTTTCACCTAGAGATTCGTAAAGCAGTCCACCCGTATCTCCCCTCTTGGCTTGATCTTTAGATGGTATTATCTTTTCAATTCTTTCTATATCTTTCTCGGAGAGTGGTTCTATATCCAACGCCACACTTTTTGCTTTTACTATACCTTCGTACCTAGCTTTTTCGTCTTGTAATAAATTATTAACAAAATCTTGTAACTTTGCATCTCTAGTTTCATCAAACTCTGGTCCTGATAATTCTTTAGCTTTAGTTACTAATTGTTTTTCAATAGCATCAGAAGCTATTTCTTTAAAGTTACCGTAATCTAATTCAAAACCGTCTTCTTCGTACTGTTGGTCTATAACTTTAAGTAAGCTAGTTAACCGATCTCTTACGTCTGTATAAACAGGTCTTTCTTTAACATACTCACCTGCCATTAACTCTTCAGATGTTGCCTGTAGTTTTGGTATTTGAGATAATTTTATCGAGTTGTTATATTTATCTTTCAAAAACTCCTTAGCATCCTTCCCTTCCTTCTTCCAATACTGCACGTATTCCTCAACTATAGATTCTCTATTTTCTTTAGTTAAAGGCACAGGATCAAAAGGAAATTGAAGAGCAGCTTCATATCCATCTCTTATATCATCTACATTTTCGTAGTATAGAAACTCTCCTTCATCGCCGCTAGAGTTGGCTAATTCACGCAGTCTTTGATTGAATAGCTGTATAGGGGAAGCTGTACCGTTAAACAAGTTATCAACCTCTGCCTCTAATTGTTCTGCTGTTAAGTTTGGGTTTAGAGATACAAATGAATCTTTTATTTCTTCTGCTGATATATCAGACAACTGATCTCTTTCCTCTATGTTCTTTATGTTCCCTAAAACACTTACAACTCTATTAGCGAAACGCTTACCTACTTTAGTATCACGCTTCTCATCTAAACTTAGTAACTTATTATTTAGTTTAGCTTCAATAGGATTAAGTACTGACTTAGCTTGAGTAGTATTAAAAACAGGCACACCATTTATTTTAGTAGATTTTAAAACAGCTAACATCCTACTAGCATCTGTATATCTTTGTTGTGCATATAAGTTGTCTACTTCAGTAGCGTAGGCTGATACTATAACTTTATTCCTATCAGTGTTACTTAACTGCGGTAAGTCTTCAGATAATCTAGCTTCTGTGTTCTCCGCTATTGTTTGTAAGTTAGAGGTATCTAAAGGAATAACACGACCAGTAGCTGGATCAACAATAGGTTTGGTAGCTACTGAAAGTTGTAATCCTAACTCTTGTGTACTGTTATTAAGTATTACTTCGTCTCTCGCTTTCTCATATTTAAGAGCTAGTTCATTCTTGTAAGGAGATGTAACCATACTCCAAAGAGCTTTACTGGCTGTACTATTAGCTACACCCTCTCCTACTTGTCCTACCAAACTTTCCCACTCAGCTGATAAAGTCTTATCGACAGCTTGCGAAAAATCAGCTTGTGTCTTGTAAGTCTCAGCGTTTATCAAGTCCTGTGCTTTAGCTTCTAAACTAGGCAGCATCGTGTTATTGATGTGTCGTTTAAGTAACGCATCTCTGTAAGCTCTGTCTCTGTTAGTAGTAGCTAATATACTAAAGCCATCTACATCCTTCTGTTTCTTTAACTCAGCTATAACATTCTGTTCTTCTACTAACTGAGCTTGCTCAATACCGATCTGTTCTTGTTGCTTCTGTAACGCACCGTACTGTTGTAATAACGGATTAACTTGACCCAACGCATCAGCCAAGTCCATCAACTTATTCCGACCTGCTCGTTGAACTTGCACGGCGTACTGACCGCCCCGTTGAATAGTCGGCTGAATGCCGGGGACTGCGTCTCCCAACCCTTGTACTTGTACTCGTTCTTTAGCCATAATTATCCTTTTAAAGCGAGTCCAGTCCTGTATCCTTGAGCAGCTTGTTGAGCACCTTGTAGTACAGCTCCGAAAACACTTGGCTTATTAATAGGTTGGTTAATACCGATCTGACGTTGTTGTGTAGCGAACCCAGCTTGTTCCAGACCCATAGCTGTGGATATACCACCAAGTTCTTGTTGGCGTAATAACGCACCTCTGTAACCAGCTTCCTGTCTCATATAGTCGTCCATCAACGCTTGAACAGATGCACCAGCTACTCCAGCTTCTCCAGCAGATACTCTAGCTCTAGCAAGTGCAGCTTGTGACTTACGACTTACTTGCTCTAACTCTCTACCAACAGCTTCCTGCTCCTGTGCTTGACGCATACGCATCGAGGTTTGTTCTTGTTGGAAGCGTTGACGTTCAGCAGCCGCTGCTTGTGCTTGATATTGAGCTTGTTGTTTAGCTTGGCGTTGTTGACCCGCAAACTGCATACCAGCCTGAAGACCTCCTATAACTGCTAATGCTGCTGGGTGACACATATCTTTACTTCCTCTCTAATATAAATGACAGATAGCCTTCGTACTGACAATCGCTAAACTCTGCACCTAACCACTCCAACCATTTAATACTCAACTTGTTACTACGCATCACATAGTTCGTCAGATAATCAAACCCGTCTAACAAGTCCATCATGCGTTCCGCTGAGTGTTTCAAAAAGAACTTCTTGATCCTTGGTAATCTTCTAGTACCTAATAACCAAGCACTTCCGATATTCGTACCGTTGATAGCAGACACACCAAAAGAACAGTATAAGTTATTCATCTCATCCTTTACACTGTAACACTTGCTGGATGTAGCGTAAGAGAACATAACAGCGTCTCGTGGGTGGTGCATAAGTCCGAGTATCTCTAACATATCTTCTTCCCGCAGGTCTTCGTACAGATCAACAGCATCCATATCAGGTTGTGCTTCATCTATCCTAAGCTCCATAACGTCTGCTCCTTGGTATCATCATCGATTCAAACTCTGCCGCTAATAGCTTAACTGGTAAAGCAGAATCAGTAACAACTTCTATCTTTGCTTCGTTAGGTTGACACTGTACAGGGAATCGGAAGTGACCGTCCTGTGGGGTAAAAGCATTAAGTGTTAAGTTAGCACCAACGATGTCAGGATTAAATGCGTATGTATATTTGTCTCTGAACTTCGGAGTTACTTCTACAGTGAAGTGTCCAGTCTCTGCGTAGTTCAAGCTACCGTTACGGATCGTTTGAAAAGCGTAATCAGATGCACTTCGTCCGCCCCGCTCTGTTGGTTGTTTAAGTGTTTGATCGGAGAACCTGTACAACATATTGTACGGTATACCTATAAAGAAGTATTTATCGTTGTTGTAGAACTTACCAGCAGACCAAGCAGGAGCAGAAGATACATCAGTACTAACAGACCAATATGTAACATTAGGAGTTACAGTAGTATCAACAGCCACAAAAGAACTAGGAGATGTATGTGTAGTTTCGCATTTATAAATCGTACCACCCTGTGTTACATAATTAGCTAGATAACCACTAATACTTAAAGAGTTAGAACCTGCTATACTTACAGCTCTCTCATTACCTAACTTAGTATACAGAGCTATATCGTTTGCTAGACTTACGTTGTACTCAAAACCACTTATCGTAGTAGTCTTAGACGGTGCGTCGTAGCTAGTAGTCAATTCACTACCGTCCACTTTACTATCAAGATATAACGTATAATCCAACCCAGCATCTTTTATACCATCTTCAAGTGTAAGTTTCTCAAGGTGTAACCCGTCGTCGTCCTTAGTGAATAGATGCAAGTTACTGTCAATAAAATCAAACCCTCGTATCTCCCGACCAAAGGTGAACTTCATCCAAGCACTCTGTATCTTTTCTTTGTTCGACCAGAAGTACTTATACACAAACAATGTATTACGATCTCCGCTTGTACCAACAACAATAGTATTCTCTGCTTGTGAACCAGCTATCTTCTCTACTTGTTTTGTTATGTATTTAGGAATCTGAGAGGTTATCTCTTCGCTGTGGAATGTCTCTGTATTGTTATCAACAAAGTATTCGTACATCCCTTCAAAGTCATTCCGTCTAAAAGTGAAGTATATATAATTACCTAGAGCTATTGGTTGTACACTGTCTGATATATCGTACTCAGTAACAGGAGATATAGCTACAGTCTTAGGACTTAATATGTCAGCTCCACGTAATACAAACTGCGATTGCTTACTGAATAACATCAGCTTCTCTTGGAACGGTACAGCGTGTTGAAGAACAGCTACCTTTGTGTGGCTTAATCCGACGTCTATTGGTGCACTGTCTAGTAGCTGTTGTGTGGTAGTACGGAAGAAGTTAAAGTATTCATCTGCTTCACTAAAGATAACATTGCTATCTGTGAGGAATCCTAAACGGTTCTTAAAGAAGAATACATCGTTGATCTTATTACCTACGAAAGATGGGAATGGGTTGGTTTCGTCGTTACCTGCTCCTCTACTACGCCATCCGTTTTCTGCTGGAGGTGTCGGGTTTAAATCTTCCTCTGGCGTTTGTAGTTTAAAAGAACTTATATTACCGTTTCCGTTTAAAACAGGAACTAGAGTAACAGGCATAGTGGTTGCATCTAAATCAGTTTCTATAGCAGTAAGTGCTCCACTCTCCGACTCATCTCTTGTCCACCCTACAGTCTCCACCCAAGTACCTTCTCCAAACTCTGATTTATCTTTAGTAGTAAACCTTACAAAGTAATCGTCTTGGTCTATATCTGCATCACCTATTACCTTTACAGTAAAGTTATTAAAACAAGACTTAGGTAAATCAGTAATACTACCTACTTCTTGATAAGCTAAACCTAAAGCTTCGTTCGATAATCCATCTTCGACTCTTATTTTAAAAGGACCGTCGCTGCTCTTTAAACGAATAACACTGCCTTTCCTAGTTATTTCTAAAGCTGTTCTGTTAGTAGTTACAGGAGTCCCGAATACAGGCGGCGTTGGGTTGGTATTAAAATTAGTTGAAAACCACCCAGATAAAGGGGAATTAATATATTGTCTTACTGTGAAAATAAAAGGATTAGCAGGATTAAAGTTGCTACCCTTCCTCACTATTTCGACATCTGTTAATTCACCACTGCTATTTACCGTGCATACACCTAGAGCTGTGGATTCAACCCCGCTTTGGCTTATTTCTACTTCAGCCTTATAATGCCTTTTACTGCTGTTTAGCTTGCCCGGTTGAGACCCCGGATTTAAATAAGGATCAGGTTGTCCGTATCCAGTACCAAAAGTAGCTATACTTACAGATTCTATACCAACAAGTGAGCCATCGAATTCATCCGTCAAACAAGTAGTTAAATCCTGTGCTATATAACCCGTGTCTGCATATTTAGCTGTAGAGCTTCCACCACTAATATAAGTAGCAGGTTCAAACCCGTGTTGTGTGTATGCGTGTGGATTGGAGGATAGAGTACTAGATAAAGGAACTAAACTATCATCTATGTATATACTGTAAACTTTATTATAGTCCCCTAACTTAACAAAAACGATAGCTTCATCCTCTGGTACTCGGCTTAATGTAGTTGTATCTTTAGCTACCTCTTTTTTGTTATTAACAAGGAATGTATAGTCAGCTACCGTCAGTGCTCGTAAGTCTGCTAACGGATTACTGATACCACTAAGATAACTAGTAGCTATAGAAGTTACAGATACCGATACATTGTTACCCGTCTCAAGATCAATAACACCTACTTGTCCAATCGATACGCTGTTACCCAACGATACCGTTACACAATACTTATTCGTCTCATCTCTCTTTACGAAGTGTGTGAATAAGTTAGCACCGGGATCACTATCTCCGATCTTCTTTGTGTATGTAGTAGGTGGTCTTTTAACTAACCCCTCAACAACAGTAGCCCAAGCGTTTATTTGTTCGTCACACTGACCGGGATACCTGAGATTGTCAGGCTGTTGTGATACGCCCTGTGCGAGATTCGGTACACTGTTTACTAACAGAGGCATCTCTTATCTGTCTAATACTCTTAGTACGCTGTAGTGGTCAAAGATAGTTCTGTCTGCATTTTCAGAGTCACTATCAATCGCCCGTGCTTTCGCTTCGATCTCATCCCGCAAAGCAAACCCTTCGATCTCCCTGCTTCCTAAGAATCTATTAGAAAAGATACGAGCAGCTTTAACTGTTATGTAGTGACGGAACTGCTCAGGCATATCTGTAAATGCTAACTCAAAAGTAATGGAGGCTTTAACCTCTTTGGTCCATACATCCGTGTGATTCTTTCTGTCGTATAACAAAAGTCCACGTTGTACTGGATCGCTGTCTGTATAAATTTCTGGGTCTAAGTCTACCCGAAGCGTGTTGCTTGGTAAGTTAATCTTAGACGTGGAAGCATCAGGAGTAAGTACGTACTCGTGCTCCGTATTAAAGTGCCAACCCTCTGACTGTACGGCTCTACTGGTTTCGTCGAGGACTGCTTCTGCTTGAACGACTGATACAGGAACGGCTGTACCTCCGAGAGTATTAACAGGGGCTTCCCCGATAACACTGATCATTGTATTTACTGCATTTAGTTTAGTCGTCAGAGCCATGATAAGTATAGATAAAATAATCAGTGGAGGGGAGCGGAACGAATCACAGACCTCCCCAACACCGA